GGGAAAACCACTCATTTCTGAGTCACATGAATTAACATGTGCCGGTTTTCCACCTTCCCATATAAGGTGGGCGCTTTATAAGGCTTAGGCTAGTTACCTAACCCTTAGTTGGGCGTTCGTTTATTCGGTTAACCAACTCTTTAACACTAAACGCGTAATAGGTTTCGATATGATAAACCTATGAGGTCTAGTTGCTAAAGTGCTAGTCTGGATCCTCAGATCCTGTAAGGGATCAGAGGCTCTCAGACCGCGTGAACTGGAACCACTCCTAACCTTCTTCCGTGTTTCTTTTCAGACACGGGGTTTGAAGGGTGGGTTGTTGATCGTGAAAGCGACCCGAGGAAACGTTCTGAACTTCTTGTCAGGGAGTTCGGAACGTATCCCGGGAGTGGCTTTACGGAGATCTGGTTTACCCAGAGCTTTAGGGCCTCTTGCAGTTAAACTTGAACAAGGAAAAGTCCCAATCTTAGGATTGCGGCTTCTCCTAACAGTTCTGTTTGCCTCAAGGGCTCTTTCAGGAAAAGCACAACCTGATATCGAAGCAATTGAGGGTCCATCGGATAGATGTGTATCCTCTTTGCATATCGGTATGAAGGCTGTTCTTTTCTGGAAAGCTTTAGGGTATCAGCACTCAGGGTCTATACCGAGAGCACTCCGCTGACGTCGATTTCACTTTACTACTCGAACCGGTCCTAATGGACAGGGGTTGAGCTCCTGAATTCTTGACCTGTACTCTTTACCTAACCAGTTAAGAGAACATATCAAGTTCTTAGGTGGAGTGAAGTTTTCGAGCTTTATCGATGAAGTATTATCAGATAACCAAGTCTTCTTTGATCTTCTCCCTTATAAGCTTATGGCTAAAGTCGTTTTATATTCACGGCGTTAATATCCTATTTTGCTGATAAAGAAGGTAAGACAAGAGTCATTGCTATCTTAGATTACCTTAGTCAGACAGTTCTAAAGGGACTTCATTCGTACTTGTTTAAAGTATTGAAGAAGATTCCCCAAGACTGTACTTTTGATCAAGGATCCTTCATTGAAAAGGTTAAAGGATGGGATTATTTCTGTTCTGTAGATTTATCTTCAGCTACAGATAGATTCCCCATCTCTTTAATTGCGGATGTGCTTGAGGGGCATCTACCTCGCTCCTACGTAGAGGCTTGAAGGGAAGTTATGGTAGGTTCCTGTTTTGGATATAAAGATCCTAACGGTAGAACACGAAATGTGTCCTATTCGGTAGGTAATCCGATGGGAGCTTACTCTTCCTGAGCCTCGTTTGCAGTAGCCCATCATTACCTATTCTTCTATTTATGTTCTGAACTCAATATTCCTTGGAGTTCAGCTAAATATGTTGTTTTAGGGGATGATGTTGCTATTGGAGATGAGGTATTAGCTAAAGCGTATATGGACCTTATCACCCGATTAGGGGTTAAGTACTCATCGGCGAAGACGCATATCTCTTCCCATTTTG